TTCACTCTTTGGCATTTAGAAGACTGGGTCTTAGAAAAGAAAATGTAATGCAACGTGAACATTATGCAAAGGTGGGAAAAGAAACGGGCCTACGCGTAGATTATAATGAGTGGGACGATGACCAAACAGGATTATTTACCACCAACAGTGATTATTTAAGAATTATTCAACTTGCTAAATTAAGAGACATTACACTTGAACAACAATATAATTTAAAAGAACACACCCAAGACGTTTCCGTTCAGAAATTAAAAGATTTAAGTAGTGAATTAGAGCGTTATAAAAAAGCTCATGGACTTATTGATTTCAATGACATGATTTTAGATTTTATAAAATCAGATGCCTCGCCTGAATTTGATGTTGTCTTTATTGATGAGGCTCAAGACTTATCTCTAATGCAATGGAACATGGCTAAATCCATTTGGAATAAAACAGAAGATTCTTATATTGCAGGTGATGATGATCAGGCTATTTTTAGATGGGCAGGAGCGGATGTTAACAGTTTTATTGCTCAAACAGGAAAATTTTTAAAATTAACAGAATCACATAGAGTACCTAGAATTGTGCATGATGTAGCTATGAAGATTGTTAAAAGAATTTCTAAAAGGCATTATAAAGAATGGAAGCCTAAAAATAAAAGTGGGTTGCTGTCTTATTACCATAACTTTCAAGACATAGATATGAGTAGCGGGGAATGGTATGTGTTGGCCAGAACTCGTTACATGTTAGCTAAATTAGAAAATGTTTTATATTCTAAAGGGCTTTATTACAAAAATAAATTCAAGAAAGATTATGAAAAAGATTTGCGTGAAGCTATCGTTGATTGGGAAAGATGGCGTGAACACGGTGATTTAAATTATGATCAAATCAAAAGAGTAACGTCTTATATGTCCCCTAATCACTATGAAAAAACCAGTCTTCAATATCTCAATAAAGATAAACCGTACAACGTGACAGAAATCTACAATAATCACGGATTAAAAACTCGTGCTGTTTGGTATGAAGCTTTTGATTCTGCTCCACAACGAAACGTTACCTACATCAAAAAAATGATAGCCAATGGTGAACAACTTAATAAAGATCCGCGCATTTTATTATCAACGATTCATGGTGTCAAGGGTGGGGAATCTTCAAACGTAGTTCTTCTTACCGATCTAAGTAGAAAGACTCAAAAAAATATGGATCGTTTTTCTGACGACGAGAACCGTTTGTTCTATGTTGGTGCAACACGAACCAAGGACCATTTACACATTATAAGACCGAAAGATATATATAAATCATTTAGAATATGAACCCCTATAAAAAACAAGTTGGAGGATCTCACTATAAAAATATGAAGATTCAACCCAGTAAATTTATTAATGATAACAAATTATTATTCGCAGAAGGAAACGCTATTAAATATATTTGTAGGCACGCATCTAAAGGAGAAGCAAAAGATTTGGAAAAAGCAAAACACTACATTGATATGATTATTGAAAGGGATTATTCGTAATGCAAATGCCTTTATTCAAACCTCAAACAGAATGGCTTCCACCAGAAGAATTTCCAGACCTTAAACAATATTGTGAAATTGCAATTGATTTAGAAACCAAAGATCCCAATTTAAATATACGAATGGGTTCTGGCTCTGTTATAGGAGTGGGTGAAGTAGTTGGAATCTCAGTAGCTACAGAAGATTTCTGTGCCTACTATCCTATTGCTCATGAAGGAGGCGGTAACCTGGACCGTAAGATGGTTTTAAAATGGTTACAGGATGTTTTAAACACCCCAGCAGATAAACTATTTCATAATGCCATGTATGATGTGTCCTGGCTACGAGCGCTAGGCTTAACTATTAAAGGAAGAATTATTGACACCATGATTGCAGCAGGCGTAGTGAACGAAAATCGTTTACGCTATGATCTGAATGGTGTGTGTCGTGATTACATTGGAAGAGGAAAAGACGAAGCAGCTTTATATGAAGCGGCTAAAAATTGGGGAGTCGACCCTAAAGCTGAAATGTATAAACTTCCAGCAATGTATGTTGGATCTTACGCAGAACGCGACGCCCAACTCACACTAGAGTTGTGGCAGGTGTTAAAAAAAGAAATTTTAAATCAAGATATTCAATCCGTATTCGAAATGGAAATGGAATTACTTCCCTGTCTTGTGGATATGAGGTTTCTCGGTGTACGTGTAAATCAAGAACAAGCCGCGATCGAAAAGAAAACATTAATAGAACAAGAGAAAAAAATGTTAGGTGAGGTGTCAGTAAATACGGGAATCGATGTACAGATTTGGGCCGCTCGATCCATTGCAAAAGTATTTGATAAATTAGGATTGCCTTATGATCGTACGGTTAAAACACAAGCGCCAAGTTTTACTAAAAATTTTTTAGCGAATCACCCACACAATGTTGTAAAGTGTATTGCTAAAGCAAGAGAGATCAATAAAGCTCACACAACTTTCATCGATACCATCTTAAAACATAGTCAAAAAGGTAGGATTCATGCGGAAATTAACCAACTTCGATCCGAAGGTGGAGGCACCGTGACAGGAAGATTCTCTATGAATAATCCAAACCTCCAGCAAATTCCTGCGAGGAACAAGGAACTCGGACCACGGATCAGATCTTTATTTATTCCTGAAGAAGGATGTACCTGGGGTTGTTTCGATTACAATCAGCAGGAACCAAGACTCGTTGTTCACTATGCATCTTTACAAAACATGTATGGAGTGAATGAAGTTGTTGACGCGTACAAAGACGGTGACGCAGACTTTCATAAGATTGTTGCGGACATGGCAAATATTCCCAGGTTACAAGCTAAAACAATTAATTTAGGATTATTTTATGGGATGGGAAAAAATAAACTCCAGGCAGAACTCGGTGTTAATAAACTCCAAGCTGAAGAATTATTTAGGGCCTATCATGCCAAGGTTCCATTCGTTAAACAACTGATGGATGCTACGATGAAACGTGCCCAGGATTCAGGAAAAATTAGAACGCTTCTTGGACGATTGTGCAGGTTTCCTTTATGGGAACCTAATCAGTTTGGGATTCATAAAGCATTACCTCATGATCAAGCGCTCTTGGAACACGGACCAGGGATCAGGAGAGCTTATACTTACAAAGCATTAAATAGACTAATACAGGGATCTGCAGCCGATATGACTAAAAAAGCCATGATAAATCTCCATAAAAAGGGAATTATACCACATGTTCAAGTACATGATGAGTTGGATATTTCTGTAAAAGATGATAAACAGGCAAAACAAATAGTACAAATAATGGAATCCGCAGTTGAGTTAGAGGTACCAAATAAAGTGGACTATGAAACTGGCGAAAACTGGGGTAATATAAATTAGGAGGAACTATATGGAAAAAGTAAAACAACTATGGGCATTAGCATTAGCTCATAAAAAAATTTCTGCTGCTGTTGTAGTAGTTATTATTGCTGTTTATTTCTTAGCAACTTAAGAATTTTATTCAGATAAGTTCTTCTTTAGGACGGAGGGAACTGGGGATGATCAAACATCTATGGAAAAAGTTTGTCAAGTGGTTCTGGAAAGACTACTATAAATGACTATGGACGAAAAAACCTGCATAAAATGTAATCACCTATGCCATTGTATCGAAGCTGATCACGTAGGCTGTGAATGTGCCAACTGTGAATGCAGCGGTAAAGAATACTTTAAGCATAGAGACACTAAAGATGAGGGTGTAGTGGTAGATAGCACAAAAGATTGCGAGTCGTGTGAATAATGAATACAATTATACAAAAAATAGGGCTGTGGCACTCTAAAATATTTAAATTTCTTTCTGAAAAAGCAAAGACCTCAAAGTTTTGGGCTATATTGTTAACACTCGCTGTGTTATACGAAATTGTAGAACACATAGTCTGGCCTATATTAGTGCCTTGGCTAATGTACTTACAATGGTTTAAATAATGAGAATTTCAGATAGCACGGCAATTTCTATGCCGATGAGAAACCTTTTGGCCATCGTCGGGGCCGTTGCTATTGGCGTGTACGCTTTTTTTGGCGTCATTGAAAGATTAAACAAACTAGAAACTAGTGGAACCCTTTTAGAAAAAGATTTAGAGCAAGTAACTAAGACACTTAGTGGTGATATTGAAAAGAATAATGAATTTAGAATCAAGTGGCCTCGGGGAGAACTTGGA